TCTGTATCACGGTTATTTCTTTTCTCAGCCATTTTAAGCTCCTAATTTAAGTACTTCTTTAACGTATTGCTCTGGGGTGATGCCAAGCTTCTTTGCCAACGCAACTTGCGAGGTTGTAAGCGTGACTTTTTTCGCATTCGTACTGCGAGTCGCAGGTGCAACTACCGTTTTTGGCTTTGCCTTGGGAGTTTCTTTGACTGGTACTTCTTCTTCCTCTTCGAAATTCTCAGGGAAGCGTTTGCGAATCGTACGGTCGAGGGTCGCATAATATTCATCAGAACCAACATGGACACCATTACGCTTAAGTTTTTCGTGTAAACCTAGCGCTGCGGCTGTCATTTCCTCGTCTTGTCCGAACCAAGGATTTGATTCTTGCCATTTCTGTGCCCGACTATCAGGTTTTGGAACTGGCTGATGTTGTATTTGTACATCATTTTCCTCGTTTTGTAAAGGGGGCATCTTAAAATTGTTGACACGATCCATTTTGTAGACCGCTTCACTCATTCTTTGTTGCGCCTCAATAATTCTATCTGTATCGCCAGATTCATAGGCTTCACGGTATTCCCGCTTGGCTTTATCTAGCTCTAATTCAACAGAATTCTTTACAGCAGCTACGTACTCTTTCTCACCAGTAGACAACAAGGACTTCATTTTCTTGTTTTCTTCTAGTAAACGCTGCGTTGCAACAATTGCTTCTTGTTGTTCCCGCAAAGCTTGCTCTTTTGCTCTGCGTTCATCATGCCAAACCTTCTTATACTGCTTTAAACGCTCTTGAACACCCTCGTCATATTGAGAAAGTTCATCGTTTTCAAGGTCTTTTACGACATCTTCAGGTAAATTTCTGCGTCTACGGTCTTCTTTTGGGACATCATTTTCAATTTCTATCTCAAAATCAGCGTCTTTTGCTTCAATTTCTAGCTTTGTTGCGGGTAAATCTTGATCTAATTCCTGTTTTGATTCAATCTCATCAGGAAATTGGTAGGCTTCTGCCATTTTTTTCTCCTTTATGAACGTTTAATGCCACGTGGATCATCCACAACGGCTTCAACGGTGTCATCGTTAATCATGCGGAATTCACGACCATGAATGTTTAAACGGCTTCCAGAATTGGGGCGAACCACAATAAAATCACCGACTTTACACCACGGACCTGAAGGGAATCGTGCAGGATCTTTGTAGCAGTCTGGACCCAACGCAACTACAAATAGAACTGTTGCCAGTTTTTCTTCAAAGTTAATGGTCGATTCTGCCTTTAAGAGTCCGCTTTCGTACGCATCATCAATATCAGGTATTGCACAAAGGATCCGATAGCCTGACGGCTTCGGGAGTTGACTTGCTTTTTCTTCTGTTGACTTATCCATTAGCGCTGATAGATCGACCGCCTGAGATAAATCGATTGTTTCACTCATCCGAGTTCTCCAAATTGTATTTAAGGTCTGTTAGTTCTCTACGTGCGGTAAGAAGACCTTTAATCTCTCCACACATAACTAGGTAATTGTTGTATTCGTGCACCACACCATTACCTAATTCGCCTTGCACAATTGATATACGTTCATCAACTTTGCTAATCGCCACATCTAGTTCCGTCATTTATTCCCCTTGTTTAAACGGTTTTGCATTTCAGTTAATGCGTGTTGGTGTGCCGACTGCAAACCTTGCGCATATAGCTGTTTATCTTGTTGCTGTTTGTCGTGTTCTTTTTGGGAGATATGCTTAACCAAATCAACCCCAACTTGCATCTTCTGTTTGTTTTCTTGAGTTTGCAAATTAGCTTGAGTCTTAGCCGCCTCTAGTACAGACTGGGCTTGAATACGGCTCTTTTCAATTTGTTGTTGGCTGGCTTTTAATTGAGCGTCCATCATATCTTTTTGCTTCTTGCGCTCAAGGTCAGCCTGTTTAAGCTGCAATTCTTGTTGCTGCATCTGAACCAAAGGATCTTGGGCTTGCTGTTGGGCTTGTTGCTGTGCCGCCTGTTGTTGATTGGACTGCAACAGACGTTGTGCGGCTTGAGCCAATAGCGGAGCCAAACGAGCTTCCACTTCTGGATCCATGCCAACGTCATCGCCCATCTCATCAGATTTAGGCGGCAAGGACATACCCAACTGCTTCTCAATCTCAACTCGATAAGCAAAGCCTAAATGCTCATTAATATGCGCTTGCATAGCGGCTTGTAGGGTCTGGGCTTGTGGGCTTTGACCTAACACTTGCAGGATCTTAGGATCTTGCATTGCGGTCATATGTACTTGGATATGCGCTTGGTGATCTTGATACTCAAAAGCTTTGACTGGTTTATTCATCAAGATATTCTGATTCTCTGATACTGGATCAGTAGGCTTAATGTCGTCAGCCATTGGCACTAACTTGTCTGCGTCTTTAATACCCATGATTTCCACCATCTGGCGGTTCATCAGTTGCATATTAAAGAACTGCGGATTAGCTTGAGCTAACTGCATTACCGCTTGATATTGCACAATCTTTTGCGCCATCGTAGAGGCGTTAGGATCTGATACAGGGATAATATCTACAGAGTCATAGTCAGACTTCTTAGCGTGGCGGTTGCCGTGCTCTGGGTCAAAGTCATAATCTTCTGGGGTATCTTCTGCAATAATCTCTTTGAGCAGCTTTAATTCTTGTTTCAAAGCAAAGTGAATACGGGCTTGAACTGCGCTCATCACCTTAAGGGTACGCTCTAAGATAGCAAAAGTTGTACCGACTGGAGCCGCAGCAGACATATCAGATACAGAAAGATCTGCGGTATTAGCAAATCTACGTGCCTCTTCAATGATGCCGTTGAGCAAAGTCAATAGGGTTTGGCTTGGCTCCTTGTATGGGAGCGGCATGATGTTGTCTTTCATCGCCCCACTAGGTACGTCAACATCCCTAAACTCGCCCGGTGCAATCGGAGTGTCGTCTCCTTTTACTCGCAGCCCACGGGTCTTAAAGCCACCCGGCAGATTTGCGAGTGACCCTGCATCAACCAACTGCCTAACGATGGAAGTGCCACTTTTAGCATAAGCACCGATGAGATGAATAAGACCAAAGTGATAGAAGCCAAAGCCGGGAATATAGCCGTAATGAATAAAGTGAGCACGTTTTTGATAGGTTTCATCTTCTTCTTTCCAGTTTCTTCGGATTGCTAGGATGGTGTTTGTGCCTTTTTCAATTGTGACTACGTAAGGCAAAGCAATACCTGTGTGGTTGCCGTCTTCATCTTTGTGCTCGTAACCTTCTAAATCAAGGTTGACGTGCATCTCTAAAAGCTTATAGCGGTCGTCTGATGTAGCTCTAAAGCCCAGTTTCTCGGCAATTTTCTTTTCTACTTCATCTAAAGAGTTGACTGGATCGCCAATATCAATGTCTCGGTAGAATCCTGCTACTTGTAGTTTACGAAGTTCATTTTCGGTCTTACGCATCACGTGCGTGACACGGTCAGCAGATTCTAGGTTAGCTGCGCCATAAGGCACTACTACGTCTTCTGCTGGCACAAAGAGCGCCATAGGACGGTTAAAGCTTGGATCAAAGTAGACTTTCTTAAATGCATTACCAGCCAAACCTAATCCCCAGATTGTGCGCTCCATCTCAGGGCGGTATTCAGGCATACGATCTGTTAAACGGTGGTTCATATCCACCTCAACACGATTAGCCGCTTCTACTTTATCTTTGGTTTCTTTGCCAATAATTTTGGTGCGGCAAGGACCTTGAGCGGGAAACAGACTCATAATGGTCTCTGATTGGAACTTTACCAACGCTTCCGCTAGGATAGGGTGGTAGATACCACAAGCGCCTTCCCAAGGCTCGCTACGCTCTTCAATCTTTAAACCTAGCAGTTCTAAACCGTCTACATAGGTTTGTAGCCAATCTTTGCGGCTTGCTACGTCTGTATCATAGTCAGCTATTAATTCACTAGCCAACATAGATAGGTACTGGTCGCCCAGTTCTTCGGCAAGGTTTTCGCCAAAGTCTACTTCGCCAGATTCTATGTCAATCTCTAGATCACCCGCACTAATGTGAATTGCATCAGGGTTTTCAATTTCAATTTCAATTGGCTGCTCTTCTTCTGCCAATGATTCTATGCCTTGTGGGGCTTGGTATAGCGCTTTATCAATTGCCATAATATTCCTTAGTAGTAACCCTTATGTCGGTTTGATCTAAATTCTTTTACTTCATCTGGTTCATCGCTGTTTAAACGGATAAATCCTCCCTGACGGAACCTCAGTAATGCTTGGGACGTTGAGTCAACCAAGTCATCGTTATTTCCGTTTGGAAAGGCTGCACATTCTTCTACGACTTCTTCCGCCCATCGAGCTTCTGGACACCATACATAACCAGAGGCAAAAATATCCGATATAGCGTTTACACGGGCTATTTTATCATTACCCTTGCTTGGTGTATACTCCGACACCGGGATACCCATTGCCCGCATCTCATAGATCAGGGGCGCACCAGCCGCCTTTTTCTCCACAATCAGGGTGTCAGGGTTCCAATGCTTGTAGTATTCAAACGCTTTAGCCTTGAGTTCTGGGAACTCCATGCGGGCTTTAAACGCATCTAAGAGAATAATGTTGGGTACTTCAAAGCCATCCGCATTGGTTTTGTAGAAAATACCCCACGTAGTGACAGCGGAATAGTCTGCACGATTGTTCTTTTCAAAAGCAGTGTCCCAACTTTGGATGATATAGTCACAGTAAGGTGCGACTTCCGAGTCCCAGATTTTCCAATACTCTCTCTTAATAATTGCGCCTTCCTCAGATGTTGGATTCTGCTGATACTG